AAAATATGTTTTATTTTATTTTTTTTACTTTGTATTAAAATATTTTTAGCTGTATTAATAGCATTAGATAAACTTTCTATATCAGATAATTTTTTAGAATAAGTATCTAAATTTAGGTTATATTTAAATTGCACTTCTAGGTATTTACCTTTAAATATTTGTGTAAAATCTTCAAAGGTAATATTATTTAATAAATCCCTTATAATATTATTGCTTAATCCAAGTTCTTTTAAAGCTATAATATATATTTCCATACACATTTCTCCCTTCCTTTAATAATATTATAACTTAGATTAAACATTTTATAAATTGAATATATGATGTAAATTTTCAACCTCATTCTTAGCTTGTTTATTTATTTTAAAAGAGTTTTTATCAATTATAAATCTATTTATTAATTTGTAATTATAGTTAGGGGAAAATATATTTCCTGATAACTGATAATTTTGAAATTGATAGTTTTTATTAAATGTTCCTAGAGTAACAAATATTATTTTATTTACTCCAGCTGCTTTTAGTAAATTTCTAGCACATTCAAATGAATTTCCATGTGTTAAATAATCATCAAAAATGCATACATTTTTACCACGAAGCTTTTTCAAGTCATAGTAAGGATTTAAATGTATAGTATTTAGGTGTTTAGTAGCTCCATATTCAATCCTTTCATAATCCTTATCGTGATGACTTTTTGTTGTTGGCGTATGTCTAATTAGTATATTAGGATATTTCCAATAGACTTCATTTGTTTTTTGAGGTTCTCTGCCATTCATAAAGTATCGAACTTGTTCTTTAAAATCATACATTTCTTTATTTAATCCTCCTGATGAGGAAGGGAAAATGCCCCAAATGTTTATATCATTAAAAAGAGCTTGATTATTTGAAATGGATGATAAAAAATGATAATAAAATATAGTATAGAAATTAAGTTCTCCATTTTTTAATATATCATGAAATATTTCTATAACTTCTTTTTCCTCAGCTGATTGGCTACAACGTTTACTTCTAGCATCGGAAAGAGAAAATATATAAGTACTATCATCTAATTTGTTGCTAGAATACCAGTAATTTTGGTTGTAAATAGTTTCACAGAAAGCATAAAGTTGCTCAAAATTATTTATAGTTATTCCATATTTTAAAGATCTAGCATCAATATTAGATTTATACCATGTAGGTACGATTTGGAGTAATTTATTGTGATTAGCTAAATAGAAATCTTGATCCTTAACACCAATAACAACAAAAAGTGACTTATCTTTATCAGTAAGATAATTTTTTAATTCCTGTCTAGTTAATAGAGCAATATCACTTGGATATTTTGTTTTAAGTTGTATAAATTCACAAGTATTAATTTTATCCTTTGTTCTAGAATAAAAAATAATTTTATTTTTTGAATCTACTATTTTTTCTATAAAATCATAGCAGTGATTTTTATCTGAATATTGTATAAAGTCTGATGATATTAAAAAAATTTTTCTCATATTACCCCCATAATTTTCTTTTTTTAATAAAACTGCCCTTGATATATCATTAATTATCCTAATATTTGTTTCTTTTTAAGATTAAATTCCTCTTGAGTGATAGCGCCCATATCTAATAACTCTTTATATTTTAATAATTCGTCCGCTCCACTTACTTGCGTTACTGCAACAGATTTATTTCTATTTTGGATATAATTCTCAATGTATTTTTTTATTTCTAACACTTGATTTTCTTCTTTTTTAGTAAATAAGATACTATTTTCATCTTTTACCGCAGCACTTACTCCACCTTTTACCTCTAAACTGCCAGTTAATAAGATTTGTAAATATCCAGTAGTAAACCCTGGAGCTTTATACTGTACCCCTGTTACATTATCTAAACAAATATTTTTAGTACCTACAAGACCTTTATTTATAGCATTCATAGCACCTTTTGTAGTTATAGATATAAAATTACCTTCTAAAACAATTTCATACTTGCCATTTGATTTTAAATTATAAACCCTTTTACTATCTACATATACATTTGATTTGTTTTCTATTTTTTCCTTCTTCCTAAATAATCCCATTTTCGTATCTCCTTTTAATATTTTTTCTTAAATTGTAGCATAAATTTACACATTTTACCTTTATATACATAAATTTAATTTATATACAATTTATATATTCAATTTAATGGTTGTTTGATGTATAATATATTATAAGCAATAAAATAGAACATCTGTTCTGATGAATATTTTGTTTATAAGGGGGATAACATGGAGAATAAAAAGAAAGCTTTATTATTAGGCAAAAAATTATCTACTAGACTAGAGATTATTGCAATGCTTGCGGAGAAAAAACAAAATATTAATAAAAAGAAACAAAAATAGAAGTATTTAGTCGTAACACAGGAGAATAAAAAATATAAAAAGTTAAAATACAAAAGGAACTAGAGAATTAGCTCTAAGTTCCTTTTTTTATATTTTTTACGAATTCAACAATGTTATCAATATCTTCATCATCAATACCATCAAAAGCCTTTGAACATTTTAAAACTTTTACAAATTCATCTTCTGTTAAGTTTTTAGTTGCTTCTAGAAATTCTATAACTTTATTAAATTGTTCATCGTCAAGGCCTTCAGTAAATTTTTCAACAGTTTCTAATTTTTTTATTTCATTTTTAAAAGGTCTTTCGTCTGTAATTCCAAATAAGTAATCAGCAGATACATTAAAAAATTCAGCAAGCTTAAAAAGAGTCTCGACATCATATTTTCTAAAATCTTTTTCCCAGCTGTTTATTGTTTGTTTAGAAACTTTTAATTGATCTGCTAATTCTTGCATAGTCATTTTTCTTTCCAATCTTAAATCTCTAAGTATTTCCCCTTGTGTTGGCATTATTTTTCCTCCTCTAAGTAACATATACATATATTATTAATGTATTATACGCAACGTATACTTATACCTTGTAATTATAACATTTTGTTTGTTTTTTATCCATTAAATGTAATGTAAAAAACAAAAAGAGTACAAAAATATAAAAAAACTTTTAAAAAATATGTTGACGGTACTCTTAAAAGGTACTACAATTAAACTATAAAGAAAAGAGGTGACAACAAAATGATGGTAAAATCTTATAGAAGGTTTCACAATATGACTCAAAGTGATATGGCTAATATATTAGGAATATCTTTGATGAGTTATTGCCGAAAAGAAAATGGCGAAAGAGAATTTAAATTATCTGAAGCTAAAAAAATTGCTGACCTTTTTGGTTGCACAATAGAGGAAATTTTTTTTACAAATGATGTCTACTCAAAGAGTATTAATTTAAGCGAGATTTTATAAAGTGTACTCTAAGAGAAGTAAAAGGGGGTAAAACATGAACTATATAGATGAAATGAACAAAACTGTAGAAAGAATAGTACAAACAGTGTCATCTAGAGAAGTTGCAGAAATGATGGAAGTGCAACATAAAAATTTAATATCAAAAATAGAAAAACATACTGAAATATTAGAAAAAGTTACTGAGCTTAATTTTAAGCTGAGTGATTTATGGCAACTAAGTTCTTATAAAGATAGCACTGGAAGAACTTTAAAAGAATATCAAGTAACTAAAAAAGGCTGTGAATTTCTAGCACATAAAACAACTGGAGAAAAGGGAGATTTATTCACTATAAGATATATGAATAAATTCGAGGAAATGGAACAGTACATAAAGGAACAACAAGTACCACAGTTAACAGAAAAACAAATGCTACAGTTACAAATCCTAAATGGCGATGAAATGGAGAGAATAGGAGCTTTAAAACAATATGAGGGAGTTATAACCAAACCATTAATAGACACAATAGAAAAGCAATCAGATGCGATAAACGAATTAAAACCACATGCAGAATATGCAGAAAGAGTTCTAGAAGATAAAAAAACATTATTAACTCCAACTCAAATAGCTAAAGATTTCGGAATGGCTGGCAAGGCATTAAATGCATTACTACATGATTTAGGAGTTCAATATAAACAAAACGGGCAATGGCTTTTATATGCTAAGTATCAAGGCAAAGGATATACAGGACCATATCAACCAGATATACCAAACGCTAAACCGCAGACTAGATGGACGCAAGCTGGCAAGAAATTTATCCATGATATTTTAAGAAAAAACGGCTATAAAACAGTTTTAGAAAGCAAACAGGAACAACAAAGATTTGATTTTAACTAAGGAGGATTAAATATGGAAGATAATAAAAAACTAAGTTTTACACACTTTGGGGATATAAGAATAGAGAGAGCAAATGTTAAAGTGATAGAAATAGGGGCTGGAAGTCTTAAATTTGCAATAGATGAAAGATATCCTCATTACATAAAGGTTTATATAGGTGATAACTCTGACGAAGGATTCGAATACATTGACGATATATTAGGGATAGATCAAAAAATAAATGATGATGAATTTATGACAATAGTTCTTAATTATTGTGTGCAACATGTAGAGTTTATAACAAATAAAGCGATGGAAGAAAGAGTTCAAAATTACTATAAAAAGCTAGAAAAAGAGAATAAAAAGGTAAAACAAATTTTATCTCAATATACAGATGAACAGTTATTAAATGAAGTTAACGAAAGAGGGCTTTTAGGGGGTAACTAAATATGGCGATATACACAGGAACAGAACATTTTTACAGAAAAGAAGTAGAAATAGTAAGTGATATTTTAAGAGCTAGAGGTTATAAAGAAGAATGGAGTATTATAACTCCATTCCAACAAGAAATAAAGATGTATCATAAAATACAAAACAAGTTTGCTTTACTTAGAAAACAAGGTAATCACACAATAGTAGATTATTCAAGATAGGAGGTAATATTATGGGTTTAAATTTAAAAATAGCAAGAATAAAAAAAGGTTTAAGTCAAAAAGAATTAGCTAAATTGGCAGGTATATCACCAGCAACAGTTAGTAAAGCAGAAAATGGGAAAATAAATCTTAGAATAGATACAATAAAAAAAATTTCTAAAGTATTAGATACTCCAATAATGGATTTATTCTTTAGTGAAGATAAGTAACAGAACGGGGCGATATAAGATGGCAAAATACATAGTAGTAAGTATAGTTTTTTCAGTAGGATTTTTCCTAGGAGCATGGTGGAAAAGCATACACGAATAGGACAAATTTTAGACAGCATATTTTCTATAAAGGGGGTGCTTAGATGGAATATAAAGTAACACATGAGTATGAAAACGACAGAGCAAAAGTAATTATGATGTCTCCAGTAGGATTAACTGACAAAGAAAGAACAGCAATCTTAAAAGATATAAAGAAAGCGTTTTACGAAATAGCAAAATACAATTACCTACAAGCACAAGAAGAAAGCGCTGGAGCAGTATAAAAATTGCAAAAGGAGGGGAACAAATGACAAATCAAGAGTTTAGAAAAGAAGCAGATAAGCTATTCGACAAAGTTGAGTATATCAACGAAAATAGTGGTTTCATAAGCGCATATCTAGAACTGCATCATTTGAAAGGGATGGACGAATCTTTTTATAGTTTAACACTTAGAATAGACCATTACGAAATAAAAGAGACATTCTTATATACATCACAACGCACTAAAAATGCAGTAGCAACAATAGCTGAAATGAATCAAACACTAGATGAAATCATCGAGGGTGTAAAGGAGGTGATTAGATGAAATGTACACCAGAAGTCCTAAACTACTTAGCAAACAAATATCCAAGTATGACAGTAAAACAACTTATAGAGTTAATGAAATCAAAATGTAACTGGAGATAAGGGGGATAACAAATGAAGAGTAAAGAACAAATTTACAATGATGTAAAAGAGCTTGTTGAAGCTCAAGATAAAGAAAATTACTTAGCATACTACAAAGTATTTCTAGACAACTCAGGAAGACATGACATACCAACAGAAGAAAAAGAAAACATAATCAATCAAGCATACTCAAAATATGAACAACAATCAGCAGAATTATCTGACATCTTAGATCATGCATACCTAGATTTTATCTCATAAAAAACAAGCTATCTAGAGTACCGAATCTAGATAGCTAACAAATACTATATGTAATATAAGATACTTAAATTATAACATGAAAGGGGATAAATTTAAATGAATTTATATGAACTTACAAGCAATTTTATAGAAGTAGATAGATTAATAAGTGACTATTTGGAAAACGGAGAAGAAGATTTAGCAGAAAACTTAGTAAAAGCTAACAAAATAATAGCTGACGAAATAAAAAATAAATCAAATGGATTTGTATATGTTTTTAGAAACATAGATAGTCAAATAGAAAGTATAGATAGCGAAATAAAAAGACTACAAGAGCTTAAAAGACAAAAACAAAATAAAGCTGAAAATCTTAAGAAAATGCTAAAAGATAATATGGAAGCACTTGGAGTTAAAAAAATGGAAACAGATTTAGGGAACTTTACTATAAGAAATAATCCAGGAAGTCTTGTTATAGATGATTTAGAAAGTGTACCAGATACATACAAAGAAACTGTTGTAACAGAAACAGTTAAGGTAGATAAAAATACTATTAAAAAACTTATAAAAGGTGGTACAGATATAGAAGGTTGCCACTTAGAAGTTGGAACAAGTTTAACAATACCAAAAACTAAAAAATAAGGAAGGTGAATAACATGACTAAAGCAGTACAACAAACAAATAGTGCATTGGCACTTGCAGAGTGCACTCTAGAAGGAGGACAAGTTTTAAATTCTGAAACAGTTAAGAATTATCTTGTAAGAGGCAATGGAAATATAACAGACCAAGAAACACTAATGTTTATTGAGTTATGCAAAGCTCAACATCTTAATCCATTTATAAATGAAGCATACTTAATTAAATTTGGAAGTCAACCAGCACAAATAGTTGTAGGCAAAGATGTATTTGTAAAAAGAGCTTATAAAAATCCTAATTTTGAAGGAATGAAAGCTGGGATAGTAGTTTTATCTAATGGAGAAATGAAATACAGAGAAGGCAGCTTAAAAGCACCAAAAGAACAATTAATTGGTGGTTGGTGTGAGGTATATGTAAAAAATATGAAATTTCCAATTAGATCAGAGGTTTCTTTAGAAGAATATAGTAAATCACAAGCAACTTGGAAACAAATGCCGTGTGTAATGTTGAGAAAATGTGCTATGGTAACTGCTTTAAGAGAAGCATTCCCAGAAGATTTACAAGGTTTATATGATAGTTGTGAAATGAAAAGCGTACCTGATAAACTACCTACAAAAGAAGTAGTAATAGGAAAAGCAACAAGTGAGCAAAAAAGAAAGTTATTAGCAATGGCAGAAGTAAAAGGATTATATAGTCACGAAGATGCTAAAGATACATCAAAGCTTGAATATTTCTGCAGCAGTAACGGATATGACCTAAAAGACTTAAAATTCGAAGAAGTGGACGAGCTATTACAACTGCTAACAGATTATGAACCAGTACAAGATGTTGAGTACACAGAAGAACCTATAGAAGAAGATAGCGGACAAATAGAAGGGCAACAAGTAATGGATATGTAGCTAGGTTGGGGAGCAATCCCCTTCCTAGAAAAGTAAAGAAATAAGGAGGCTTGGTAATGAGCGATAATCAGAAATATTATTATTTAAAATTAGTAGATAATTTCTTTGACAGGGACGAAATGATAATGCTTGAAAGTATGCCAGATGGTTATTTATACTCAAACATACTTTTAAAACTTTATCTTAGAAGCTTAAAGAATACAGGAAAATTAATGTTTAACGATAGAATACCATACAATCCAACAATGCTTGCTAATATTACTAGGCATCCAGTAGCAGTAGTAGAAAAAGCAGTTGATATATTTGAACAACTAGGATTAGTAGAAATACTAGACAATGGAGCTATCTATATGCTAGATATTCAAGACTTTATAGGTAAAAGTTCTACAGAAGCAGATAGAAAAAGAAATTACAGAAGAAGAATTGATGAAGAAAAGAAACAGTTATCAGAAGGAAAAGGACAAACAGCAGGACAAATGTCCCAACAATCGTCCGAAAACACAGGACAAATGTCCGACCAAATCTCCACCATAATTAGAGATAGAGATAGAGATAGAGATAGAGATAGAGATAGAGATAGAGATAGAGATAGAGAAGAAGGACGAACTGACGGACAAGCTTTGGTAAAATTCTCTAAATTATATGAAGATAATATCGGACTAATAAATCCAATTACCTCTGAATGGCTTATAGATATGTCAGATACGATAGATTATCAACTTTTTAAAAGAGGTATAGAGATATGTACCGAAAGAGGAAGCTTGAATTTGGGCTATTTAAAAGGTGTGATTAGAAAATGGTTAAATAACAACATAACAACATATGACCAACTAAAAGCATATGAACTACAAACAAAAGCTAAAGACAAATCTAGACAACAAGATAAATTACACAAATTTGACTTTCTAGACAATAGACCTAAAACATCTAATGATGAAGAATTAGATCCAGTATTGTATCAACAAATGCTAGATTTAGAAAGAGAATTGGAGGGAGAATAAATGGATGCTGCTTTACTTAATAAAATACAGTCTACATTAAAAAAACATAGTCCAGAAGAAGTTGAATATAGTTGCCCTAAATGTAGAGATTTAGGATATACATTCAAAACAGATAAGGACGGATATGAAATAGCAATTCCATGTGAATGTCTACAAAAGAAACAAAGTGTCGAAAAAATGGAACGTAGTGGGTTATCAGAAGCTTTTAAACAAAGAACGTTTAAAACATTTACTGTAAACAACAAATGGCAATTAGAGGCAAAGACAAAGGCTATGAACTATAGTAAAAACTTTAAAGAAACTAATGCGAGTTTAATACTATTAGGACAACCAGGTGGAGGGAAAACACACCTAGGAGTAGCAACAATGTTAAGACTAATAGAAGATAATGTTGGATGTGTATATAGAGAATACCTTGCGATGATAACAGATCTTAAACAAACAAGCATGGACGAAACAGATTATATAAGAGAGTTAGAAAAGTACATAAATCCACCAGTTCTATTTCTGGACGACTTCTTAAAAGGAACTCCAACACAAGCAGATTTAAAACATATATACAAAGTAATAAACACTAGATACTTAAAAGGTATGCCAATGATAATTAGTACGGAAAAGAGCATAAAAGAGATATTGGAATTTGATGAAGCTGTTGGATCTAGGATTATAGAACAAGCGAAAGGAAATATAATAGAGTTTCCTAGAGATTCTAGCAATAACTATAGATTAAGAAATATAATATAGGGCTTTAATAAGCCCTAGAAGGGGGAAAATGATGAATAAAAAGACAAAAAAACTAGATATTGTAGAAGTAATAAACAGTAAAAAGAGAGTAGGCAATATAAGATATATAGACCCATTAGGAAGAATATGCTTACCTAAAGATTTAAGAAAACTATTAAATATAAATGAAGAAACTCCGTTAACAGTAGAATATGATGGTGATTCAAAAGAACTAAGAGTTATTCCATTAGATAAATAATATTTACAAATAAATACCTAGGAGTTAGTTTCTCCTAGGTGAAAGGGGGATAATCGTGGCTAGTAAAGTAAATGACTTAGAGTTAGAAAAAATAAAAGAATTGTACGAAAAAGGTTATAGTATCCTGCGAATCGCGAACGAAATAGGCAGAGCGGATGGAACTGTAAAGAAGTATGTGGAAGAAATGAAACTTGTAAAACCACCAAGACCAAGCTTAGCAGGGGAAAAATTCGCAAGATTAACAGTATTGGAATTGGATTATGTGAAAAGTAGAAGAAGATACTGGAGATGCAAATGCGAATGCGGAAATGTAGTAACGGTAAGCGAGGGCAACTTAAAGCATGGTATAACAAAATCTTGTGGGTGCATAAAGAAAGAGTACCTACAAAACAGAAAAAAGGGGAAAACAACGAAAAGAGTTAAGCCAAGAAAAAACAAAGGTGGCGTGTATTCTCTACCGTTTGGAGAAATAGAGCTAAAGGGCAATTACAAAAATAATACATTAAAAGAATATAAATTATCACCTCAGGAATTGGCTGCTTATTTAAGGGAACTAGAACACAAAGAAGTAAAGAGAAGGAGAGAATAGTATGGAACAAAATTTAATTATAGCTAAAAACATAAAAACTGGAGAAGTGGTAGAATTTGCAACACAAAAGGAGGCAACAGACTACTTTAAAGGGATATATGGAGATAAAATAAGAAATTCAAACGTAGTAGCAATGTTAAAACAAAAAACAGCTTACAAAGGAATATGGGAAGTCAACTACATAGGAGATGGGAAGATAACTAGAACTTGTAAACATTGTGGCAAGAAATTTAAAACAAGAAGAGACCAACAAGTATTTTGTAGCGATGTTTGTAGAGAAGACTATCATCCTGTAAAAATACAAGGAGTAAAGGAAAAGGAACTAATACATAAGCTAGTAACAATGCTAGCACCATATAGAACGGCAAAATAGGGGGCAATTATGGAGAGATACACACTAAATAAAAATGCAGAAGGATATACAGATTTAACGGCGCTAGAAGGAATTAAGAGAGCAGATAAAGATTTAAAGAATAAAGCTAAAAAAGAAATATGGAAACCTATAAAAGACTTTGAAGGATATGAAGTAAGTAATATGGGAAATGTAAGAAGTTTAAATTATGAACACACAGGGAAAATTAAAATACTTAAACCAAGCGCTCAAAAAAATAAATATTTACATATTATTTTATCTAAAAATGGCAAGCACTACACTAAACGAGTTCATAGATTAGTTGCTGAAACATTTATACCAAATATAGAGAATAAACCACAAGTTAACCATATAGATGGGAACAAGGGGAATAACAGAGTGTCAAATTTGGAATGGGCTACTCGCAGTGAAAACATGAAACATGCATATAATACAGGACTACATGAGCTTCCGAATAACAAAGGTAAAAATAATCCGAAATCTAAGAAAGTGATTTGCGTTACTACGAACGAGGTTTTTGATTATATCAATGAAGCTGAAAGAAAATATAATGTAGCGCATCAAGATATAGGAAGATGTTGTAAAGGTAAAAGAAAATCAGCTGGTAAGCATCCAGTAACAGGCGAAAGACTAAAATGGGAATATGTGGAGGATTAAAAAAATGAAAAGTGAAGCACAAGAACAAAAGGTGATAATCCAGTGGTGCAACTTACAATCTTGCAAATATCCAGAACTTAAAATGATATTTCATTGCCCAAATGAAAGCAAGAGATCAGCTAGATACGGAGCAGAATTAAAAAGAATGGGTATGGCGAAAGGATTTCCAGATTTAGGACTATTAGTACCTAATAAAAAATATGCAGGATTATTCATAGAATTAAAAGCAGATAAAACAAAGAGCATGACAAAAGAACAAAAGGAATGGCTAGAAAAACTAAATAGTTACGGATATAAAGCTGTTAGATGTAATGGCTCAGAAGAGGCTATACAGATCATTAAGAGATATTTGGGAATATAGATATGGAATTTGAATGTGAAAACCTAACAACTCTAGGATGCCCAAGAATGGATGCAGTAAAAGAATTAATGCTACTGGAACAAAAGGGGGTGATTAAGATGGATATAAATGAATTGAAGTTATTACAAAATTATCCTTTAGATTTAAAAATAGAAAAAACTAAATTAAGAATTAGAGAATGGTATGAATATCATAACGGAGATGTATATGTATCTTTTAGTGGTGGAGCTGATAGCACAGTTTTATTAGATATAGTTAGAAAAATGTACCCAGATGTACCAGCAGTATTTGTAAATACGGGATTAGAATACCCAGAAATAGTTAAATTTGTAAAAACATTCAACAATGTAATAATACTAAGACCTAAGATGAATTTTAAAGAAGTTATAAATACATATGGTTATCCAGTAGTAAGTAAATCTGTTGCTAATTGTGTAAGATATGCTAAGAAAAACTTAGAAGAAGGTAAAGATACTTTTAAGTTAAGACAAATGAAAGGCTTAGAAAAAGGCAGTAAATTTAATAAAGGACAATGGGAATTTCTATTATATGCACCCTTTAATGTAAGTGAAAAATGCTGCGATGTATTAAAGAAAGAACCATTTAAAAGATATGAAAAACAAACAGGGCGTAAAGGGTTTAGTGGAGTTATGGCAGACGAAAAAGGAAATAGACAAGAAGCTTACTTAAAAACAGGATGTAATAATTTTAAGAAAGGGATAAGTAAACCTTTAGGATTTTGGAAAAAACAAGATATATTACATTATATAAAACTTTTTGATTTGCCAATTTGCGAAGTGTACGGAAATATAAAAGAGAAAGATCAGATAGAAGGGCAGTTAACTATAGATAATAAAAATTACTCTGAACTAGAGTTTACAGGAGAACAAAGAACAGGATGTATGTTTTGTATGTTTGGATGTCACTTAGAAAAAGAGCCTAATAGATTTGAACGAATGAAAAAAACACATCCAAAACAATATAACTACTGTATTAATAAATTAAAGTTAAGTGAAGTATTGGATTATATAGGAGTTAAGTATTAGGGGGTGAATAAAACGATATTAAGCAAAGTAGATGAAATAATACATAGAGCAAAAGAAATAATGGAAGCTAAGGGGATAAGCCCTCTAGCTTCTGTAATAAAAGCGATAGAAGAAGTAGAAAGAGAATTGGAGGTAGAACATGAGTAGTAATTATTTCAAAAAGTGTTCAAATTGTAAATGGTTGAAAATAAATGAAAAAAGAGAAAAATTTTATTGTGAAAATGCATTTGGAAACTTTATATCAACTGGTGATGTTTGTGAATATTGGGAAGGCATACAGACAGTAAAAGAAGATGTAGTAAATCATCCATCACATTACAATGACGGCAAAATAGAGGTAATGGATTTTATTGAAGATAAACAACTAAACTTTGCTAGAGGTAATGTAATCAAATATGTTTCTAGAGCTGGGAAAAAAGACCCAAATAAAGAACTAGAGGACCTTAAAAAAGCATCATGGTATTTAAATAGAGAAATAGAACGATTAAACAAGGAGGAAGAATAATGGAAGAAATAAAACAAGCACTAGAAATATTAAAAAGAGAATGTACTAAACAAGATGACTGTGAAGGTTGCCCAATATCTAAGGTATTAGGATATAGTTGCCAAGAGGTAGCTATTCCAGAAGAATGGGAAGTAAACCACTAGGAGGAGAAATGGATAGAGTAATAGGAGATATAATTATTCTAGTTGTAATAGGATTATGGATAGCTAGTAGATTATTTGTATAAGGGGGATAATATGTTTACAATAAATGATTTTAAAGTAAGATTAGTTAATGGAGAAGAAGTAAAAAACTTTGTAAAAAGACATGGAGAATTTAGTAAAGTGTGTTATGATACTCCAAAAGAAAAAGCAGAAAAAGTAGGAGAACATTGCTTAGAAAGTGGACATCTAAGTGGAAGTAGACACTTATATATGGTATTTGAAATTAAAAACGTACCACGTTCAGCCGTAGACCAACTTGTAAGACATACACAAGGATTTGTAACAAATGTGCAAAGTTTAAGATATTGCAATAAAGACGGAAAAGTAAGCTTATACGCAGCACCAGAGATAGAAAAGGATATATACTTAACACAATCATTACATAACTATGAAGCTCAGGCACAAGCTTACTATGATTACTTCCAAAGCAATTTAAAAAACAACGGTTATACAAATGAACAAGCTAATGAAATAGCTAGAACAGTTATTCCAATAGGAGTAGCTACAGAATGTAACATAGCAGTAAACATAGAATGCTTAATACATTTAGCAAACGTAAGATTATGTACAAGGGCTGAATTACCAATAAGAACAATAGTAAAAGAAATGGTAAGACAAGTGTTAGAGGTAGAGCCAAGATATAAACCTTTCTTAGTACCTAATTGTAAGAAACTTGGATATTGTCCAGAAGGTAAGGATTGCAAATAATATAATATAGGGGGATAATCGAATGGCTAAAACAATTGATAAAACATTTTCTGACGCAGAAGGAAAACTATATAACTACAATAGCACAAAAATCGAACTAAACAGTCTTAAAATAGACTTAGAGTATTTAGAAATAGACTATAAGGGATGCAAAGCTATTAGCTATGCTGACGAAAGAACAGGAGAAACATACAACATAAGTAATACAGTAGAGAGTGAAGTATTAGCCAAAGAAAGACAGATAAAAGATCTAGAGAGTAAAATAAATAAAAAAGAAAGACAGATTAGAAAAATAGAAAATGCATTAGAACTACTAAAGGAAGAAGAAAAAAGATTAGTTAGCTTTAGATATTTCTCAAATAGAAAAAAAGCACCAAGTTGGTTAGATGTAGGAGAGGAAATAGGTTATTCGGATAAAAAATGCAGAGCTATGAGGAATGATATTATTAACAGAATAAAAACGCTTATATAATTACAAATTTACCGTAAAAGTTCCGCAAAAGTTCCGTAAAAATTCCTTTTTTATACGGAAAACTATAGTATATTTATAGTATGGGAAACTAAAAAATCCCTTATTTCTTTAAAGTATTTCCCTAGAAGTCTGGTAAACTTCTAGATTTTGAATTGGTTTGAGTAACAACGAAAAGTACATTCCTCCGGGCATGAGGGAAGCCTGCTAATAATTCCCTCTTAAAAAAGATATTAATTATGCAACCGCATAACTAATTTATAAATTTTTCATATTTAAAATCTACCCTTAAGTTATTAAGTTACAGAGAGAACCCTTCGGGGTTCTTTTTCTGTGTAAAGAAAGAGTGATCTAAATGAGTAGAAAAGTATTTCAGAGAAAAGAGTATTCGATTTATAGAGCTGGTGATGGGTTTATTATACATAACACTAATGGAGAATTTGTAAAACATCATACTCATATAAGAAGTTTTAAGAAAGCTAAGAGTATAGTGGACTTATGTATTAGAAAGAAGTTGCCAGATAAACCGAATATATGGGAAATAGAAAGCTTAATGAGATTAACAAGAAATAATGCTTATTATAACCAGTTAAGGGATTTATTAAATAAATTATAAAAATGAGGTGGTGATAAATGTCCAGAGCAAGAAGTCCAAATAGGGATAAAGCATTTGAAATATATAAACAACATAACGGAGAAATCTTGCTAAAAGATATCGCCACGCAGCTTGATGTATCTGAAAGTACTGTGAGAAGCTGGAAAAATAGATATAAATGGGATGATGAAATAAGTGCAACGTCCCAAAAGAATAAATGCAACGTTGCAAATAAAAAAGTAATAAAAGAAAATAAGGAAACTCATACGAAAAAGCTAAAAAAAATAGAAAATAGTTTAAGTGATGAATTAACTGAAAAACAAAGGCTTTTTTGTATTTACTATATAGAAAATTTTAATGCTACAAAAGCTTATCAAAAGGCTTATGATTGTGACTATCAAACTGCAATGTCAAATGCCTCTAGAATGCTAAGAAATGCTAAGGTAAAACAAGAAATAGATAGATTAACTAATGAATGCTTAGAAGAGCAAGAAATAAATTCTAAGCTTCTTAGTAAAAGGATATTTCAAAAGTATATAGATATAGCTTTCGCTGACATAACTGATTATATTACTTTTGGCAAACAGGAACGAGAGGGCGAGTTCGGACCATATACAGTTAACTATGTGGATTTAAAAGATAGTAATAATGTAGATGGCGGTTTGATAAGTGAAGTTTCGCAAGGTAAAGATGGCATTAAAATAAAATTACAAGATAAAATGAAAGCATTACAATGGCTATCTGATAGAACAGATATGTTATCTGATAAAGATAGATACAAACTTGATTTAGAAATAACAAAAACTGAATTAGCTATGTTAAAACAAGGTGGCGATGAAGGTGAAGTCGAAGATGATGGATTTATAGAAGCTTTAAATGCACAAGTTGACGAGGTATGGAACGATGATTAATATCAAGGAACATATTTCAGATCTAAAAAATAAAGTTAGTAAAATGAAATCATCTAGAAACTTAGGTATTAAAAAAGCAGTTATAAAATTTAGTCCTTTCTCTAAAAAACAAAAAAAAGTACTAACTTGGTGGCTACCAGCTTCACCTGTACACGATAAAGACGGAATTATAGCTGATGGAGCGATAAGAAGTGGTAAAACTATTTCGATGTCATTAAGCTTTTCTTTATGGGCTATGGAAAACTTCAACGGTCAAAATTTTGGCATGTGTGGTAAAACAATAGGATCATTTAGGAGAAATGTTTTATTCTGGCTGAAGCTAATGTTGAAATCAAGAGGATATAAAACAGAAGATAAAAGAGCCGATAACTTACTAATCGTAACCAAAGGGAATGTAACAAATTATTTTTATATCTTTGGTGGTAAGGATGAACGAAGTCAAGACCTTATACAAGGTATTACTCTAGCCGGTGTATTCTTTGATGAAGTTGCTTTAATGCCTGAGAGTTTTGTAAATCAAGCAACAGGTCGTTGTTCAGTTGAAGGCAGTAAATTCTGGTTTAACTGCAATCCCGATGGACCATATCACTGGTTTAAACTTAATTGGATAGATAAAAAAGAAGAAAAGAACATTTTATATCTACATTTTACAATGGATGATAATTTATCCTTGTCTGAAAAAATTAAAAATAGATATAAATCAATGTATTCTGGAGTATTCTTCAAACGCTATATTTTAGGTTTGTGGGTAGTTGCAGAAGGTATTATATATTCAATGTTTAACGAAGAAAAACACATCTGTGATGCTTCTGATTTTTCATATAAAGAATATTATATATCATGCGACTACGGTACTCAAAATGCTACTGTATTTGGATTATGGGGCAAAGCTACAAATAATAAACATGTATTAATTAAGGAATATTACTACAGTGGTCGAGATAAAGGAATACAAAAGACAGATGCACAATATGCAGATGATTTAGAAAAGTTTATAGGCGATTATAAAATTAAAAGAATAATCGTTGACCCTTCGGCAGCTTCTTTTATTGCTGAATTAAGAAAAAGGGGATATAGAGTTCAAAAAGCTAAGAACGATGTACTAGACGGAATAAGACTTACTGCTAGTTTTATGGCTCAAGATAAACTTTTAATTGATAAAGATTGTGTTGAAACATTAAAAGAAATAGCATCTTATGCATGGGATGAAGATTCGAGCAAAACTGGAGAAGATAAACCAGTTAAAGAATATGATCACAGTATGGACCAAATGAGATATTATTTCTTTACTGTAGTTGGAAATAGAAAAGTAAGAATAAATAATAGCCGATAGAAAGGAGGTCACAAGATGCTTAATAGTTATCAAGAGTTTGTTACTGCTGAACTTACTGGATTATATGGCTCGGCAGTATTACAAGAAATGAGCGATATACTAAGACTGTATGACATATATGAAGGTCGAGAAAACTTTATAGACAAGTCAGAAGAAAAAGACTATACACAGACAGAAAAGAAAACAAATCTGATTAAGAAGCTTATAAAAGAAGAATCTAGATTTTTATTCGGTAAGACTCCAGAGTTATACATTCAGCCTAAAAATGATACAGATGCCGACAAAGATAAAGCTGAACAAATAAATCTTTATTTAGATAAGATATTAAAAGATAATCTGTTCTCAGAGAAACTTATAAAAGGCGCTAGAGATTGTTTTATAGGTAAAAGAACTGCTATTAAATTATATGCTAATCAAGATACGAAAGAGATTAGAATAATGTTTTTGCCTTCATTGGAATTTATCTACGAAAGTGACGAGGAAAATCCAAACGAACTTAAAAAGATAATATTCTTTTATCAGACTAACAAGGAAGTTGAAAGAGATAAGCAACGTATTTGGAAACAAAAGTATGAAATGATAGAAGGAAGATGTATTTTACACGAAGGTGTATATAATGGTAATGGCATATTAATAGAGCCTATAAATGTAGATGTAGATTTGCAACTTAGTGGAATCCCTTGCTATGTCATAATAAATGACGGACTATCTGGAGACCCATTTGGAGAAAGCGACGTAAAAGAGCTTCTAGATAATCAAGTTCAATACAACAGACTATCCTCAGAAGATGTAGACACACTTAGAAAAGGTATGGATAGGATAATCTATGGAGTAGATATAGACCCAGAGGCATCGGAAAACTTTAAACTAAAGCCTGGAGCTTATTGGGATGTACCGACAGACCCTACAGCAGAAAATAAACAAGCTATACTAGGGACAATACCGACAGATTTTAATTACGGAGATAAAATAGAAAACTCTTTAAAACGTATCAAGTCAGATATGTATGAGATGCTAAATATTCCAATGTTAAGTAATGACGAGCTAAAAGGTATGATGACATCAGGCAAAACTATGAAAGCACTGTATTGGCAACTTATTACTAGATGTGAAGAAAAGATGATGGCATGGCGACCAGCTTTAGAATGGCTAATAAGAGCAATACTTGAAATTACAGAAGTATATCAAATAGAAAAATTACCGCAGCTTGATTACACTGTTACAGTAGAAAATAACTATCCTTTACAGGCAGATAAAGACGAAGAAAAGACATTAGACTTGCAACAAGTAAATGCACAGGCTATGTCTAGAAAAACTTTTATCAAAAAATGGCAAGGTGTTACAGATGATGTTGCTGATGCTGAAATAAAACAAATAGCATTAGAAAGAGAAATGCTAGAAGAAAGTTATGTATCTGGAATGAGTGATCCAGTTGAATAATTTTTTTAAACAAAAGAATAAAACTGAAAAAGAGATGACTAGAGAAATAAAAAAAGCATATAAAAGAGTAGCAAATAATCTAATTAAAAGATTAGCTCTAATAAATCCAAACACAATGACATATGACTATCTAAGACAAACTGCTAAGTACTTAGAAAGAGAATATAAGAAACTAAATAAAAAGCTTAATAAAGATATTGAAAAGGCTATTACAAATACCGTAGAAGGCTATACACAAAGCCAAGCAGAGTTTTATAGTGATTTATATAAACCTCTTTCTAGTAGCTTTGAAGATATGTTTATAAAAGTAAACAAGCAAGTTTTAGACAATGTTATTACAGGCAAAATGTATGGAGATAACATAAAACTTTCTGACAGACTTTGGAGTAATCATAAAAAGACTGTAAAAACAATAAACGATATACTTACAGATGGTTTTATTACTGGGAAAGGTAGTAAAGAGATAGCTAAAGACTTAGAGGTTTATTGTAATCCAGATTATAAAAAAGAATATGAAAAGTTTACTATTCATCCTAAAAGTAAAAACAAGGTTGAATTTAACTCATATAGATTAGCAAATACATATATAAATCATGCGTACCAAGAGGCAACAAGGCAAAGTGCTAAGCATAATCCATTTGTAGAAAAAGTTGAATGGCTAAGCGGAACAGACGATAACGTATGCGATTTATGTAAAGAACGAAACGGAAAGAAATTCGATAAAAATAAAGTACCTTTAGACCATCCACTTGGCAGATGTACACTATTACCAGTTATAGAAGATGATTTAGAAGATATAGCTAGAGAGTTAAAAGGCTGGGCTAATGGTGATAAAAATGAAAAGCTTGATAAATGGTTTGAAGCATGGGAGGTTAAAAGATGATACCAGAAGATAGGAGGACTTTATGAACGAACAACAATTTTTAGATTGGTGTAAAGATGAAGTTGTAAAATATACCAATAATCATTTAGATAAATCAGATAACAAACAAATAACAAAAGATGATGTATTTATGGTTTGGTGTACTAAAGTTTTACAAAATAACAAAGCATTATTAAGTACAACTTTATTTGACGGAATGTATTATGAATGTACATATAACGGAGATAAAAAAGAAATGTACTTTGATGCTTATAAGAAATGGGAAAATAAAAAGATTGTGAGATAATATTTTTATGGATGATAAATCAATAAAAGAATTAATAAAAATATTAGAAAAAATAAGTAATAGACTATGGTGGATAGCACTTTGGTTAGCACTTACATATTTTGGCCTGTAAAGGCTTATTTTTATGTCTTTTTTTAGTTTACAGACGTAAAAGAATAAACTAAAAACTATATTCAAGAAACGGACTTGTAAAAAGTGTAAATATAGGAGGAAATATGGAATTTAAAGAATTATTAAAAGCACAAAGCTTAACAGATGAACAAATAAATAACATTACTGCGAAGATGAAAGAAGAAAAAATATATACTACATCTTTAGAAAATGCAGACGAACGATATACGAAATTAAAAGGCCAAAAAGCTGATTTAGATGAGCAGATAAAAACAGCAAATGCAACTATAGAAGATTTGAAGAAAAATAATAAAGATAACGAAGCTTTACAAAAGACGATACAAGATCATGAAACGACTATAGAAAATCTGAAAAAAGAATCGGCTCAAAAGGATTTTAATTACGCATTAGATAGTGCATTAAAAGATAATAAATGTAAGAATGCTAAGGCTTTAAAAGCTTTACTTGATTTAGACAATATTAAGTTTAATGAAGGTAAATTAGAAGGCTTAGAAGGTCAATTAAATGCATTGAAAGAAAGTGATGGATATTTATTTGATACATCAAATCCAGCTCCAGGTAATACTGGAGGAGCAGGTAATCATCCAAGAGTTGGTGGAGGCACTGGAGCAGTAACAAAGGCAGATATATTAAAAATGCCTTACAGCAAAAGAGTTGAATTTTACAACAACAATAAAGAAGAATTCAACAGATTAATGAATGAATAGGAGATGATGGGTATATGGCAACAACAAAATTAGCAGATATTATAAACCCAGAGGTTATGGGTCCAATGATAGGTGCAAAAGTAGAAGCACTTTGTAAAATAACACCATATGCAAAAGTTGATACAACATTACAAGGTGTTCCAGGGGATACAAAAACAACACCAAGTTGGGAATACATAGGAGATGCAGAAGATGTAGCTGAAGGTGAAGAAGTCGGAACAGTAGGATTAAAAACTGGGTCAACTACTTTTACAATCAAAAAAGCTATGAAAGCTGTATCTATAACACAAGAATCTATTAATAGTGGATTAGGTAATCCAGTAGCACAAGCTGAAACACAATTAGCAAAATCTATAGCACAAAAAGTTGATAATGATGTATTAGATGCTGCTTATACTGGAACTAATAGAGTAGCTGGAAATACATTAGCTGTAATATCTTACAGTGGTATAGTTGATGCAGTAACACAATTCGAAGATGAAGAAGATGGAATAGAAAAGGTTATGTTTATACATCCAAAACAAGAAGCAACATTGCTAAAGGATTCTAACTTCTTATCAGCTGATAAATTCACTGCTGGAGTAGCAGTAAACGGAGCTATAGGTAAAATAGCTGGTTGCTGGGTTAAAAAATCTAAAAAAGTTATGTTAGTTCAAGCAGAAAAAAATACAAGCGGTACAGTTGAAATATCAGCAGAAAACTTAGCAGAATATAAAAAGAAAACTTTAGATGGTTCTACTTTAAAAGTAGGCGATAAAGTTAATGCAGTAGCAGCAGCTAATCAATACTATTTAAACCCAATATTAAAAATGGAGCCAGATAGTCCTGAAACAGAATATACAGAAGATGAATTACCAGCAATAACAATCTTCCTTAAAAAAAATACTTCTTTAGATCATGAATGGTTCCCTAAAAAACAAATACATGATTTAACAACTGCTAAATACTACGGAGTAGCTAAAACTAACGATGCTAAAATAGTACTTGCTAAATTTAAAAAATAGGTGATTCAAAATGGATGATTTAGAAATGCTAAAGCTGATTTTAAGGGAGAACGATTCCCCCTTTTTTAGTGATGAACAATTAAGATTTTATGCAGAAAAAAATAATTTTGACATAAATAAAACGGCCTACGAATGTTTTCTAGCTAAAGCAGAAGATGACAGCATTGCATTACCAGGAGGATTAAGCTTGCCTAACAATAAAGAATATTGGCTAAGACTTGCAAAAAAATACAGACCGAATGGAAGTAAGATATTATGATAAATAAAGATAAAATTAAAGCTAAAGTTAAAAAAGCAATAAAAAAACTTCCTTCGCAAGCGGTAGTTAAGCGAGCTTATGAAAATGACTTTGGAGAAAAGTCGGATTTATTAGAATTAGTATGCGAATTAGAAGGTCTATACCATGAAGGTAGCAATCTTTCTATAACTTTAGAAAATAAAGGAGAGGTAAAGTCAGATAAAGGCTTGTATTTCCTAATCGCCTACGATGAGACTGCAAAGCTTATACAAAAGGACGATTATATTTATATAGAGGGTTACAAGTACCAAATTAAAGACCTTGGCAATGTTAACAAAATGAATATTTACATGGACATGCGACTACAAGAGGTGAGTTACGGTGAGCAATTTTAGATTTGATGCTAGTGAATTGCTTGGCAATCTAGCACAACAACAAACTAGATTTAAAGCAAGTATGGAATTGTATGCTACTAATAGTGCCACTAAATTACAAAACTATGCTAGACAAAATAGGCCATGGAAAGATAATACTCACGATGCTAGAAATAGACTTAATGCAACATGGGAATGGCGAGGTAGCAAAATAGTAATAGCCCTATCACATGGGGTTAACTACGGAATATATCTAGAAAAAGGTACACCAGCGCATGTAATAAAAGGTAATCCTTGGTTATATTGGCAAGGAGCTAGTCATCCTGTTAAGCAAGTAAATCATCCAGGTACTAGACCTTATCCGATTATTATGCCAGCTATAGAACATGTAGGCCCACAAATTATGGCTGGATTAACTGTATTGCTAAGCAGGTGATCTAAATGTTTAAAGATTTATATAAATTTCTTAAAACTGCTGGATTAACTGTATTTTCTTTAGGACAACAAGATAAGATTTGCACTAAGCCGTTTGTACTTTTTTACGATGCTGGAATAGAAGATACTACAAGTAAGAATTTAAAAAAAGAAAGCATTGAATTATGGGTATTCTATCCATTTAATGAGTATTCTAAGGTAAATGACTATATAAAACAAGTTGAAAATACAGTAACTAAATTCGGCAAATTAAGAAAAGCTTATGAAAAATATGCAATAGAGATAGATAATGAAATGAAAGCATATTATACAAAATTAACGTATTTTAGATACGTTCAAAGGAGGTTGAGATAATGGCAGAAACAGCAGTAACTTTAAATCAACATGCGCTTTCTGATGTTGCATGTGTAGAAATAGTTACAGAAGATGACAAAAGCTATACGTTTGTAACTGCTTCCGAAGTCGGTATAGAAGAAGTACTTGACGAAGGAGATGAACAAACTTTAAAAATAAAAAATGTACTATATGCAAATAGAAAAGCAGAAAATACATTATTAGGACATAATTTGACATTTACAGACAATTTAATGTGTCCTGAGTTGCTAGAATTATTCCAAGGAGGAACATTAACACCAGGTGAAAATGGTATGTTTACATATACACCTCCAGCAATAGGAACAAAAGCAACTAAAAAGAAATTTACATGTAATATATATACTTGCGAAGTTTCCACTGATGGAGATACAGGGAAATATGTAAAAGTATCTTATCCAAGCTGCGAAGGAACTAGTGTTCCATTTACTTTTAAAGATGGTGAATACTACACAAACGAATATGTAATAAAATCTAGACCAGCTAAAAATGTAGCACCTTACACCGCTTCTTTAGTAAATGCATTACCAACTGCATAAATAAATATATAAATAGATATAACCTTCCTAAATAATTTTAGGGAGGTTTTTATTATGAAAGGAATAAATATATGGAAAATTTACAAGTAACAAGCTTAGAAAAATTAAAGAAAGTAAAACAAACAGAAATTATAAATTTAGGCAAATTTGAAGATGGAACAGAATTTGTGGCAGAACTAAAAAGACCTAATATGATGAATTTAATAGCTCATAAGAAAATACCAAATACACTTTTAACAGAAGCAACACAGTTATTTAACGGTAAAAATAAATTAGCTAATAAAGTTGTTGCAGAAGATGATGGAGAATCTTTAGCACAATTAGGAGAATTAATAGAGGTATTAGCAGAAGCATGTCTAGTCAATCCAACATATAAACAATTAAAAGAAATAGATTTAGATCTAACATTAGAAATGCAAATGTCAATAATGATGTATTCACAAGGAGGGGTAGAAACTCTAAAAAACTTTCGTAAAGAGCAACAACGTAATGAGAATAATCAACCAGGCATTGAAGTTTAATAGATTGCCTAGTGAAATATTGCGAATAGACGATGAATATACAGCATTTTGTTTTGATGAAGCTTGTTTATATATAATTAATCAAATTGAGAACAAGAAAAAACCACATTTTAAAGATGAAAAAGCAGAAAGTGATAAAGATAAATATTATTTAAATGATTTTCTTAGAAAAGAAGCAATGAAAGGAGGTAAATAATCCGATGAGTGTGAATTTAGGTTCAGCTGTAGGATATTTAGAGCTGGACAGTAGCAGATGGACTAGTAATTTTAATACTGCTAGGCAACAAATGCGAACATTAGCAGATAGTTCTCAGAGCATGAGTACTAGATTTCAAACGGCTGGGCAAATGCTTACTAGTGCTGGGTCAGCTCTTACAACTCATGTAACGTTGCCTCTAGTAGCATTAGGAACTGCTTGCACTAATATGAGCATGGAAACAGAGACATCTATGGCAAAAGTAAACTCTATACTGCAGCTTAACTCTAATGAATGGGGTAAATATCAAACAACAATAAAACAAGGTGCTAACGATATTGGAATGGCTTATTCAGACTATGCAGAAGCAGCTTATAGCGCTATATCTGCTGGAGTTAAGCAAGCTGATGTTACTAATTTCCTTACGCAGTCTAATAAATTAGCTAAAGGTGGGTTAACGGACTTAGCAACTGCAACAGATTTGTTAACAACAGTTCAAAATGCATACGGTTTAAGCCAAAAGGACATGCAACATGTAAGTGATGTATTGATACAGACACAAAATAAGGGTAAAACTACAGTTGGAGAATTAGGTTCTGCAATGGGTAAAGTAATCCCTACTGCAAATAGTTTAGGTGTATCGGTCGAACAGTTAGGAGCTTCTTATGCTATTATGACTGCTGGAGGTATAAGTACAGCAGAAAGTACAACTTATTTAAATAGCATGTTGAACGAATTAGGGAAAAGTGGTTCAGGAGTAGATAAAATTTTAAGAGAACAAACAGGCAAATCTTTTAAAGAATTAATGGAAAGTGGTAAATCCACAGGAGATGTGTTACAAATACTTTCAGATTATGCAGAAAAAAGTGGAAAATCTCTAACAGATTTATTTAGTTCTGCAGAAGCTGGAAAGGCTGCAACAGCATTAATGAAAGATGGAGTTAAAGGCTTTAATGAACAGCTTGATGGCATGATTAATTCTACTGGAGCATGTGATAAAGCATTTAAGACTATGAATAGTACTGCAAAAGAGCAATTAACACAATCAATTAATAAACTTAAAAATGCAATGGTAGAGATAGGAAATGTAATGCTACCTCTAGTTGGAAAGATAGCACAAGTTGTAGGAAAATTTGCTGATTGGTTAAGCAACCTAGCACAAACAAATCCAGCATTATTGCAAGTAATAGTAGTAATAGGTGGTGTGGTTGCTGCAATAGGACCTTTATTATTAATATTAGGTTCTTTAGCAAGTGCAATAGGTAATATATTGGAATTAAGGACATTGCTTTCTGGTTCATCGATGCTAAGTGGTGCTATAACTAGAGTGACTGGGTTATTTTCTGGATTAAGAAATGTAATTATGGGTTCTGTAGTACCTGCATTACAGTCTTTATGGGCATTTATGTTAACAAATCCAATTACCTTTGTAATAGCAGCAATAGCAGCATTAGTTGCTGGATTTGTGTACCTTTGGAATAACTGCGAAAGCTTTAGAAACTTCTGGATTAATTTATGGGATAACATAGTTGAAACGGTTAGTAAAATTCCAGGAGAAGTACAGAAGATATTTGAAAAAATACAGAAATTTTTCAGTGAATTGCCTGACAAAATAAGCAAGGGTTTAGATTCCGTAGGCGACAAAATAATAGACTGGGGTTATAGCATAAGTGGTGGAGTCGGTGATACCATGGTTGACTTGTATGGTGTATTTAAGGATTCTTTCGAAGGCATAGCAGATTATGTTGAGAATGTTACAACTCTTATAAAAGATATATTTACAGGCAACTGGGGTTCTTTGGGTTCTGATATAGAGAAGATATTTTCAGGGATATCTGATAGTGTTGGAAATATATTACAAGATCTAGTAAATATAGTCGGTGATGTATTTGGAATGATAAATGATGCTATACAAAGTGGACTAAAAGCTATTTGGAGTCCAATAATTGATTGGGCATGTAACTTTAATACGAATTTAGGACAAGCATTTTTAGAAGGCTACTATGCTATAACAGATACCTTCGATATGATAACAATTTTTATTAGGGATATTATGACTGTATTAGGTGATATTTTGACAGGTAACTGGCAAGGAGCATGGGAACACCTACAAGCCTTATGGAACGACATGTGTACATATGCTGAAATGATTTTTAATGATATTAAAAATTCAGTCGTAAATGCTTTTCTTGGTATGAAAGATTTAGCAGTAGATGCACTTTCCAATATAGGGCAATGGTTTAATGAACTTCCAGGTAAAATAGGGACTGCTTTAGGCACTGCTTTAGGCACAATAGCAAGTTGGATAGTTAATACATGGAATTATTTTACTACTAATATACCTAAATGGATAGAATCTATAGGCCAATGGTTTAGTGAACTTCCAGGTAAAATAGGCACATGGTTAACAAATACGTATAACAACGTAATTAGCTGGGGTAGCAATATGCTATCTAAGGCAATAGAAACAGGTACAAATTTTGTTAATAATGTAGTTAATTTTATTAAAAATTTACCCACTACTGTGTATAATTGGTTAACACAAACTTATAATAAAGTAGTTAACTGGGCAACACAGATGATAAATAAAGCTAGAGAGGTTGGAAGTAATTTTGTTAGTAAAGTAGGAAGTACAATACAAAGTTTACCAGGTAAGGTATGGAGTTATTTAAGCCAAACAATAAGTAAAGCCGTAACTTTTGTAAGTCAGTTCGGGCAAAAGGCTACACAAGCAGCAAGAAACTTTACTACTAATATAGTTAATGGAGTTAGAAATATACCAAATCAAATGCTTAGCATAGGAAGGAATATAGTGCAAGGCATATGGCGTGGAATTAGTGGAGCAGCAGGATGGTTAAGGAGTCAAATAAGTAATTTTGCTAGTGGTATTATAAATGGATTTAAATCTGCATTTAAAATAAACTCTCCTTCTAAAATCATGCGAGACATTATAGGTAAGGGAATAGTAGAAGGTATAGGAGTTGGTATAGACCAAGAAGAAGATAGTTTGTTAACAAAGGCATATAAATTAGCTGGAAATGTAGTAAATGTAATGGATGGAAATATTGCAACAGCTAACTTATTTGATAGTGCTAAAAATCTAACTACTAGCATGGATATAGCTACTAGCCAAGCAACCGGTCAAGACAAAATAAATAAATTTGATAGTCTGCTACATGTAGAAAACTTAACAATAAATGATGATAAAGACATAGAAACTCTAGCGAATGATTTAGCATTCTACCTTAAAAGAAAAAATGTATTAACAGTATAAGGAGGTGTAGAAATGGAATTTATGGAGTATAGAGATCCTATAGTTTTATATTTAGATGATAAACCTAGCACAGACTATGGGATAAAGACATATGAAAGCAATATCCTTTCTGCACCTTCTAAAAAATTAGAATTTATAGACATAGAAGGAAGAGACGGAGCATTAACAATAGATAATGGATATGAAGATTTTATATTGAAACTTAGTTGTGTATTAGTAAATGAACATGATGAAGTTGAATGCACTCCTGCATTAGCTAGAAGAGCAAAGAAATTCCTATTAGATGGAGTGAATAGGAAAATACAATTAAGTGAGGATATGGATTACTATTTGCTAGGGACTTACAATTCTGATATCGACATAGAAGAAGCAATTGAAAATTTTGGATTGTTTCAGGCGCAATTTAGATGTAAACCTTATAGATTTTCGAATAAAAATAAAACAGTAGAGATAACTACTAAAAATACCGTAATAAAAAACGATGAATATAAAACCAAGCCTGTTATTGATGTGTATGCAACAGGAGACATAACTATTAATATAAATAACCAGGAAATTATCTTAAAAGATTTAGAAGGAAATATAAAGATTGATTGCGAGAAAATGAATGCAACTACTGTTAATTCACTTAAAAAAACAGTAAATGCAAATCAGAAAATGTACAGTGATTTCCCTATTTTAGAGGAAGACGATAATAATATAACTTGGACCTTAGGAGAAGGAGCTAGTTTTACTAAAATAATAATAAAATACAGATTGGCGGTGATATAGTGATACCAAGAATTTATGATAATAGTTTTACAACGTATGAAAGCAATGGATTAGGTTTATTGGTAGATGCTATATCTTGCCAAGTTGAAGAAGAGTCTAATGGAGATTTTGAGTTGACACTTGTATATCCATCTGAGGGCTCTTTTTTTTATGCATTAAAAAAAGACAACCTTATAAAAGTTGATGCATCTGACAGCTTAAAAGGGCAACTTTTTAGGATAGATACAATATCAAAACCTCTAAATGGCCAAGTAACAGTATATGCAAAACACATTACATTTGACCTAGCTAAAAACTCTTTAAATAAGGATGTAGCTGAAAAAAATATAAAATGCAAAAATGCTGGTAAACATATGCTACAGAGTTCTGATGCAGATAGTAGATTTACAATAGAAAGTAATATAGAAATGCTTGGTAACTATAACATGGATAGAAAAACAGATTGCTTATCTGCTATAGCTGGTATGAGAGGAAGTTTAATAGATACCTACGGGAATGGTCCTAAATTATTAAGAGATAACTTTACAATTTCTATACTTAATAGGAGAGGTAAAGACAACAATGTATTAATAGCTTATAAAAAAAATATAACTGGTTTTACATTGGAAGAAGATTACTCAGAAATAATTAATGTTATAAAGCCTTATGCAACTTATACAGAAAATGAAATTGAAAAAACTATATATATAGATGAAATAGGGATAAAATCCCCTAGATATGTAGAGGGAGATATTATTAAAAGCCAATGGTTAAATTTTACAGATAAATTTGATAACGATGAAACTCCAACAAAAGAAAAATTAAAAAATCTAGCTGAAAAATATTTTAATGATAACAGTTGTGACATTCCTAAAATGACTTATAAAATAGAATTTCAACCTCTTAGTCAGACGGAAGAATATAAGTCAGATGGACTAGCTAAATTAGAGCATATAGGGATGGATGACAGTATATATATTTTTAATAGTATGTATGGTATAAGAGGCCAAGCTAAAGTTATAAAAACAACTTATAACGTATTAGCAGAAAAATATATATCTATAGAATTAGGTGATCCAAAGACAACATTAGGAAGTATTATAAATAAATCTAATGATGATGCTGTGACAAAAGATGAAGTAAAAGAGATTATAAAAAATAATAAAAAAGATTATCCTAATACATTGCCAGCAATACCAATTATAACTATAGATAGAGCTGGATTTAAGACAGTTTCTCTTAGTTGGGAGTATGACAATAAGCCTTATTATTCTTATGAGGTATATGCAAGCCAAGAGCAAGGATTTACACCTAATGCTTTCGACTTAATTTTTAAAGGTCAAGCAAGTGCATTTTTACATGAGGTTGAGTGCGCACAAACTTGGTACTACAAAGTAAGGGCTGTAAATACTTATGGAAATGCTACAGATTTTTCAAAAGAAGTTTCTGCGACGACTACAAAAATAAGCGATGCTGCGGAATATTTCCAAGAAGCTGCAATAGAAAGTGCACTTATAGGTTCTTTAAATGCAGATGTAATTAATGCAGGTAAACTTAAAGGAACTTATATAGATGCTAGAAATATAAATGTAATTGATGGAAATGGAAATACAACATTTTCTATTAATAGCGCCGGTGAAGTTTCTTTAGTCGAAGGAGATATATCTATAGATAAAAACGGAATACAAGTTTACCACAAAAGCCAAGATGATTCTCCAGTTGGTACAACAGTTGTAGATGAAGAAGGATTTAGAATCCTTGATAAAGATGGTAATGAATTGGCTGATATAGGAGCACAGGGCGCACATTTTGCTAATTTGACAGTGGACGGCAAACTAAATCATTATCCGAGTGCGCAAATAATAGATAGACAACAGGGGTGGTCAAAAGATTATTATGTGGCAAAAATCGCTACAGGAGATGGTTCAGGTAGAGATGCGTTAAACAAGGCAGATAGTCTTCAGACTGTATTAAGAACCTTAAAATCAGATGGTTGTATGTTTTTTAATGCAATATATATTAACTTAGAAGCAGGTGTAAGAGTTAGAGAGAAAATCGTATTGCAAGATTTTTATGGAACTTTATTGCAGATAAATTTAGGAAAAGATGCACTTCTACAAGTAAAGGAAGGAAGTGTTATAGAGGATACTAGATGTAGAATTTATATAACTTCTTCAGAATACAATGGAGAAGGCACACTTGATTCTTATAATGAATCTGGTAAATTAAATACATTAGGATGTGTAGAAATTAAAGATGTAGCAGGCTTTAAACTTAGCCATAATAGTCATGTTAGATTTGATGGACTTCGTATAAGAGGAAATTCGCTTGATTCTGTAGGTTTTAGATGTGCAGATAGTAATCTATTAGAGGTTACAAACTGCGATGTAAGTAATATGGATAAAATAGCTGACGGATATAATTCTTCAAAAATACTTCTAGCTAATTGTCAAGGTAATGTAAACAAACTTGCTACGCTTGCGAGTGGAAGTATTTTTAGTTCATCGCCTCAAGTGCCTTCTTATACAGAGACAGAACCATGTGAAGTGTATGGCTCATCCGCTGTTATCAACTCTTTTGCAACATATGTCAAAAAAGATTCACAATTCCAAGATACTTTTAGCAAAGACGATAATACAAATACTTTGGAAATATTTGGAGTTAGTCAACAATACACAGTCTACGAAGGTAACGGAATAAACGAAGAAACAAGTATGCTGAATCTTGTAGGACAAGGAAAATTTAAGGAAGACTATAAATTTATGCATGGGTATGCAATATTTATAAGTGATACAGATGATTCAATAGGGGATTATCTAAAGACTTTGGGAAGTTATAATATGTACTTACGAATGACAAGAGCTGATAATAATACTACTTCTCCAATACCGAGAGTTAGATTCCAACTTGGAAACGGTGAATATACAGCATACTCTAAGTTAGACCCACTAACAAGCCCACTAACTGGAGATGGTTCAGGAGCGCAAATTATAGATTATAATGCTACGGAAGATAGAAAATTACCGAAAGACCTTGCGGATAAAATAGCAACTTATGGAGTGTATTCTGTAGAATTTTTGTCAGATGAGGTAGACAATTATCTGATAGTAGATAATATAAAATTGGTAGTTGTAGGAACGGCTAAAGGAGAAGAAAGCGGAGATATTGGAACAGATGTAAAGGCAATAGGGAAAATATTAGCCAATGCCCTTAATGTAAGAAAAACTCCAGGAACAGACGGAGAATATGCTGGATTGCTTGTAAATGGAGATACAGTAGAGATAGTAGGAGTGGATAGCACAACTGGTTGGTATAAAATAAAATTTGAAGGTGGATACGCTTATATAACAAATAAAAGTGAATATGTAGAAATAATCTCAGGAGACCCTAACGGAACTACAACAATACAAAAAGTAGAAGTCTTGGCCGATAACTTAAACGTAAGAAGTGGACCAGGAACAGAAAATAGTTCTATAGGCATAGTGCAAAAAGGATTTGTTGCCGACATATTAGAAACAGATAGTACTACAGGTTGGTACAAAATAAGCTACAACGGTGAATATGGTTGGGTGACTAATAACACAACTTATGTAAAAGTAACTACTGGAACGGCTACAGTAAGTCCAGAACTTTACGATGGAGCAAAAGTTGCAGGATTTGCAGAAACTTATTATAATGCAAGAAATAATTATACTTCTGCTAAAAGTTGGGATAACGGGTTCACTTACGGAGATTCTACACCATGTAACACTAGTGCAAGTGGTACTATGGGAGCTACAAATAGTATATGGGAGAAATCTAGCCAGGGAAACTATTGGAAAATGATAGATGAATCCACTTTAATATTGTTATGTTTAATGGGGTATGACTATGATGCATCTCCATATGCAAGCCTTGTACAGTACAATAATTACAGAACAAATATTTTAGCAAAGAATAGTTCTTATACAGGAGCAATAGTCCCATTAATTGGTTCAAATCTTGCGAGAACTTGTGCAGAAATAGCACAATACTTTTACAATAAGGGACAAAGTTTTACAGTTAAATCTGACTACTCTAACTTACAAAAAGGGGACTTATTATTTTATGCTAGAAAAACAAGTAGTGGAGCATATATCTACCCTACAAGATGGAAATACATTAGTACAGGAGCAATTTGTATAGGCCAAGATAGTAGTGGAAATGCACAAATAATTACGGCTATGAGTAATCCTGGAGAGAAACACTCAGATGGCTGGTATGTAGGACTAAAAAAAGACCTTGTTAAAAACCAACAACCTAGTACTATTGTATTGGCAGTAAGACCAAGTACTAAGGTTACAAGTAGCGGAGGAAGTTCTTCTGGAGGAACAGCTGGAGGTGGAACAGTTTCCAACCTTCGCCAAGTAATATGTGATACTGCGATGAAAATAGTAAACATGGGGACTGCTCATACTGCGTGGTACTCCCAGTATTGGAGAACAATAAGTCTTAACAGTATGGTAACCATAAAAGGTAAAGTAGAGACAGTAGGAGGAACTACTTATTATCAACCTAGCTGGGTTCAAACAGGGGTAACCTATGGATTCGACTGCAGTTCTCTGGTAGGTTGTTGTTATGAAAAAGCAGGAATGAGCTATATGAAAGGATTAACTTGTTCTATGGGAACATTGCAATCTACTGCAAAAGCACATGGAGCAACATTTTGGAGATATGCAGACAGTGGGTTCACAAGAGCTAAAGCAGGAGATATAATCATGTTTGCAAATAACGGATACACCGTAACAACATCTAATATGGCAACAGTTAAAACTCACCATACTGCCATTTATATGGGTAATGGGTATATTGCAGAGGCAAGCGGTTATAAGAAAGGAATAATATATAGCAAATATAACTTAAATAAACAAGCCTTCTTCATTAGATTGCCAGAATTAGACAAGGCAGATAGTACAAGTTCTAGCGGAGGAACAACTGTGAAAGAAGAATACAAAAATTGTTTTAATGAGCGAGGTACAATAGACGGAAAATCTTATATTTACAGATTACACGACGCTAGATGTACTTGTTATGCTGCAGCAGAAAGTAACACAATAGGCGCAAGCGGTCTCGGAACACATATGGGAAAAACAGTAGCAAGTCTTAATATTCCATACGGTACAAAAATTTATATTCCAGGTCTAAAAGGGCAAGTATGGACTAATGCCAATGGAACAAAAGTAACTCTAGATGGAGTTTTTACCGTTACAGATACGGGAGTCGGAATGTTTGATTTTGATATTGTAGCTGGTAGTACAGCAAGTGCATGTACAAGTAACTATAAGAATCCTGGTAGATACGAGGTATATGTTTTAGAATGGGGGACAAGTACTAAGAGTACATGGAGTTATACTGATTCTTATGCATGGGCATATAAAGCAGGAACACTCACAAAATATAAAGCAGCATTTAAAAATTATATTAGCAACGGCGGCGTACTTATAAATTTGCTTAAATTCTATAATGATGATGCAAATATAAGAAGTAGTACATATTGGAGCATATTAAACAGTTAAGAGGAGGTGCAACATGAGAGACTATGACATAGAAAGTGATCTAAAACAAGAAAAATTTCAAAGCATAAAATTAGTACAGGGAGACAGGGGTAATAAAATTAAAATAAATGTGTATGAAGATGGGCAACCAGTAAATCTAACTGGTTGCTCTATTATTGCTAAATACAAACGAAATGATGGGGAGACAGTAGACGGAACTGTAGAAAATATAAGCGGTAATTCATTTGATGCTGTAATGGATAGTGATATAACTAAGACACCTGGTACACTTAAAATGCTATTTACCATAGAAAAAGATGACGTTAAAGTTAGTACTTTCCTATTGCTAGCAGATGTGCGTGAA